TATCGATGGATCCAATGGTCTCGAAGGTGGATACGGCAAACCAATCGATTCGGTAACCCTCTGGGCTATTCGGGCGGTCTCGCACTCTGAAGAAAACCAGCACCTTCCCCTTGTAAACCAGGCTTGATCGCCAGATCTTGTCACTTGAAATCGGACTTCCGTCTACGGATCTGACAACGTCGGCCCGCACCTCGGCGAACTGTGCAGCTGATGATGCGGCGTATATCCTTGATGCCATCGTCCACAGATCATGGTCTGAGATATCAGGCTTGACAGTCATGCCTGGGCCGCCATGACTGGCCCCTGAGGTATACAGCATGTTGTTGTTGATGATGCGGGCAAATTCCTGGACATCTGCTGCCGGGAACAGGCCCACTGCAGGAAACTCCTCAAGCATTTTATCACCATGCTGCACATGCATATCTGGGGCAAGAAGAGAGGCAACATGGGCACGTGACGGTAACATAAATTCTTCACCCATGATACTCACTGGGATGGCTTCATCATACAGGCCGGTGATTGGGGTCAAAGGGATAGGGGGAACCGCATACCGATCATGGAGCTTGAGGCTGTCAATGGTTGATAGGATGTTCTGGGCCTTCTCCCGGAAAGTCCGGCCTGGAGCATTGAAATTGGTCGCCCTGGCCTTATCAACGCATGCATCAACCACTGCATGGTAGGCCATGGCAGACAGGCTTTGTTGCGTAGCCTGGGACATCCGTGTTATAGAGTTGAGGATGCGGTACTGCATAGCAAGGTCCATGGGTAGCGACTTCAGATCCGGCTGCCCATAGAAAGACGCATGTTCCACTGCTAAAGAGCATGAGATGGCTGCGGCAAAGGCCTTCGCCACAGGCTCCGTGCAGGAGAGCGCGATCAGGTAGCCCAAGTCGTATTTCGAAAGAGATGCCATCTTCTTCCGGAGTTTTACCTTCTGCCAGATACCCGCTGTGCTTGTGATATCAATATGCAGGGACCCACCTGCTTGCAGGCCAAGCTTGAGTTCATCGTCAGGGATCACTATGTCTGCACCGTCGACCTCACACCTTACCTCAGGGATGCCAGCGTCCGCGGCAGCTGCTGCCAGTACGGAGGAGACCATTTGGTGCAATCTGTGGCTGCCTGTCGCGCATGCGAGACCCTCGCCCGCGGTAGCTGCAAAGAGCTCAGATAGGGCAAGATTGGCCCCCGACCAGTCCAGTGTGAGCTCCACATTCTGAGACAAAGCATAGCTGTGGTGACCTACGTTATGCATCTCCCCATCCTGCATTACAGCCATGACCATTCCTCCCTTGGGCCTGCTATTGGAGTGTAGGGCACCAGTGTTCCCGGTCATGTGACTCTCAACTGTGGATGATGATCTCCAGTCATGGATTGCGTCTCCAGGCAGCACAGCATCGGCTTCATTGAAATGGGTCTCAGGACCCAGGTCGGTACCTTCCGGCATGAGGTGCCCAATCACTTCCGACCAGCGCTTCTTTGACCGC